CACTTCTTTCGTCAACTTTATATGAATATAGGGTAAATTCTCTGACAGTCTCGGGACAGCGTGGATTAATTATTATTTTATCAAAAGACTTAATATACTCAATACCGTCTTCTATTGTTCCCTTACCTTTCTCAACAGCTTTTATACTGTAGCCTTGTCTCTTGATCATTGAGATAGTCTCTGGCCTTGCATTATCTGCATAAATAGTATGTCTCTTTAGATCTGGCAATCTCTTCTCTATGAACTTAGCAGTTTCATCTATCTCAAGCCCTTTCTTTACTGCCTCATGAGTAATGTAGAGTATATTTTTATCGACAAAACACCTGATTCCAGCAGTCGGATCTTGAGAGAAGCCAAAATCTAAACCAAAGTACTTATGCATTCCTTGCGGCTCTTCAAATTCAGATTCAAGCCAGTAACCTTTGAATATTTGTGCGTCTGAGTGTTCTAAGCACTCACCTAGCCAAACGTGTCTATACATTCCATGGTCTTTTAGCTTTAAACGCTCCATTTGATCTTTTAATACTTCTGGAAAGTGTGGATTATCTTCATAATTAACTTTGACCACATAAGAATCTTTGGGCAGTTCATTTTCTATAAATGTTTTATAGAGTATATCAGTTTTGTTTTTAGGGTTGAAAGTACACCATATTTCACTCATCGGCTCACGTATTGTTGGTTCTATTACTCGCCAGCTTTCTGCACTTAGAGTGTCGGCTTCCTCTATCCAAAGGTGAGTAATGCCTGCCATAGACTTAATACTGTCTACATTGTGCCTAAGACCTTTGAATATGAACCTACTACCAGAATAATTGCAGTTAATCTCATCTCTAGTAATCTCAAAATAATCCCCAAGACCCATAGCCTCAATTCGCTGTTGTAATAAAGAATGAACACTATCTTTGATAGAATTCTGGAACTCTCTACCACAAAGTACTAAATGTTTCTTATATAAAGACATACTAATTAACGCATCTGCAACAGCCCATGATTTACCACTCCCACGGCCACCATGTATAATTTTATATCGGAATGGCTTAAATAAACCTTGCTGCCATTTAGTCAAATTCCTATGGAGTTCATTTGTCATTTTTTATCTCCATTGCTAATGGCTCATCCGAAAAATGATTGATGATACTTGGCGGTTGTTTAGGTGTTATATCTTTTGTCTCAACCAGTTGTTTTTCAGACCATCCAGCTTGGGTTTTGAGAAAAAAAATAATAGAAGTCGTGTCGCACTTTAATGAGTCCTCCTCATACATCCCAAGGGCTTTCTCCTCAAGAGTTTTGGCATATCTATATATTTTTCTAGCCCTCCCTTTTTTATAAGACCGAAAAACCTCTGATTGACGCTTACGAATTGCTAAAAAAGTATCTGCATCAATATCAAAATAGTCAGCTATTTGCTCTATTGTGAGATAAGCAGCTAATTCTTCGACTTCTTTTATTTGCTCCTTATTTAAAACTACTGGAGGTCGTCCACCTTTGTTCTTCGGCTGAGCGTTCATGCTTTATTTTTTATCGAATTAATTACGGAAATAATACCACATATTGTACTAAACAACAATTATATACTTATTACACGCTATATATATGATTAATTATTAGAGTATAGAAAGATCCTTTGTGAATATAAGGTGATCGAGGTGACGTATACTAGTATACGCTTCTTATACTAGTATAAACTAAAAGGGGGTGAAGATGCACTAAAAGAGAGAATTTTCCTAAGAGATTTAAGCGATATATTTGATGGCTTATGCTAGCAAAACCATTGGCTCTTACTAGCACTAGCCAAATTATATTAAAGAACAACTTGACGTTTTTTCTCCTTCGATGTAATTTTAGATAGTTCTGTCGAAGATAGAATGAAATAGCTGCTTTTGCATCCGAGACAGAACACCTTCCATATTTTTCAAAAAACCCCCTAACCTATTAAGGAAAAATCCGCCCCAAAAACCGTTACATAACCTTCATTATGGAAATTGTTGCTATTTTACAACGTATTTTACAAGCGATAAGTTAAGTACTTAATTAAACTTAATTACTCGTAAGTTGCTATAACTATCGCAAATATAATCAGCACAATCCATACCCAAATCATTTTTTACCTACCACAATAATTCTATGTTTCTTACTTCTTCCAGCAATCTAAGTTTTTTTCTTTTAGCATAATCTTCCTTAAACCTATGCAAAGCTATCAGTCTATCACAAGCTATACCTGATTTAGCCGTCTTTATATCTTCTTGCGATTCTTTCCATTTCTTTGTTAGTGTGGCTGACGTATTGCCACGACTATATTTGCTAGTAGCGCCTACGCCTCCATTCATTTCTCTACCTCATCTTCAGCACTTAAGTCTAAAAATATTACTATCTTATCAATTTTGCTATTTAAATCCAGTAGCTCGTTTTTCCAATGCAACTTCTCTGCCAATAGAATGAATGTAATAAGAGAGCCTAGCATCCCCCAAAACACTGGTGAACAAATATTTTTTACTAAGTTTAAATTCATATCTTCTCCTCTACTATTGCCCACTCAGTGTTTAAAAACTCCGTTTCATCAAGCATGTAGGGGTCTTCATATGCGTATTCTATACCACACCAACAAGAAGTGTATATCTTGCCAGAATGAATACAAAAAAAACGATCTTTCTTCCAATCGGGTAATCGTACATGATTACCTTTTTTCATTTGTTGAACTGCTTCTATAAAATTCATTTTTTTATCTCTTCTTTTATTTCCCAATCAGTAGCCAAGTAATCACCCACAGTAAATACATTATTATCTAAAAAGCATGTGTCATTCTCAAAATAAATAAGTAATTCTCTATCCCATTCATTGCCAGCATTTGAACTCCACCAATGATTGAACTCATAACTTTTTCTATATACTAGCTTTCCTTCTTGCAAAGCCTCGATAGCTTGAATAAAATTCATTTTATTTTCCTCTCTAATTTAAAAAGCATCACATATAGTTGCATAATTTCCTTTTTAGAAAATTTCTGCAATTCTTCCTCGTTATAAATTTGAAAAAAAACCTGTGGTATATGTTTCCATCTTTTATTGTTAATCTGCCAAGCAACAGCATCGATATAATTACTCACAGCGCGCACACCTACAAAGCCCATTGAATCCTTAATAACTTCCTTAAGTTCTTTTGGACTCATTGTTAAAACTTCATTTGTTGCTTCTATAATATTCATACTTCCCTGCTATTTATATAATCTGAGTATTGTTTTTTTAAATTGACTATTTGGTTTCTTAAATCAATAGCTTCTTGGTCTAAAACCTTTCCACCACAATACTCATAATACTCTTCTTTAGTATTATTTAAGCATTCTTCAATCTCAGTTAAGTCGATTCTTACATCTTCTAAAAAATCTTTCCAATCAAAATCCCAACCACAAGACTCTATATGATCCGCTGGATATGAGATGGTATTTAGCATAGTACATAGCTTTTCTTTGATATATTCCCCTACGGTTACAATACTTATTTCATCTACGTAATCGTCAAAATTTCTATAATTATTCTTCATATCTTATCCCCCCTAAAATGGTATTTCGTCATCGTATATTTCTGCCTCTGGCATAGCTTTCTTTGCCCCGCTTTCTATCTTGTACCTACCGTTACTTTGCTCTGTTGTATCCGTCTTTTCTTTTGGATACGTTAACGTTAGAATATTAAACTCGGTTACTAGTACTTCAATGTTTGCCTCAGCTGTTCCGCTGCTAGTGGTATAAGCTTTAGCCTTAGGTATTCCTCTAACAAATAAACCCATCTTATCTTTAACGTACAGCTTAATAAGCTTAGACATGTTTTCCGAACTAGACTTGCACTCAAACCAACTAGTATCCTGCTGTTCTTCTCCATTTTTGTCTTTGTACTTCTTGTTCACACAAAGCTTAAACACTACCCAATTCGGATATGCTTGTTCATTCGGGCATCTTGCATCTTGATACACGTAGCCTATTAGCTGTATTTCTGCACTATTTCTCATTTTTTTTCTCTAACCTATTGTTTTTATAAATTACTCCATAATCAGAACAAATCTTCTCATAATTTTTCTTGGCAACATCTATACCTTTCAATTTAATATTATCTAGTACATCTTCTACTAATCTTTCATATAAACCTTTATCCATGAGTCCTTCATCCATCAAAAGCCTCCATTTGGTTTGTAAACTATTGGCCTCTGGTTATTATTTTCATAATGCAATTCCAGAGTTACTTTTTGCTTTTTGACTACACTCTCAATTGCGCTTTGAAACCTGTTGTAAACGCTATCAACATAAAATGTTGAGCCTGTTAGGATTATTCTGCTATTCGGTTTGTCTTCACTAACTCTTAGTTTATCAAACCAAGCGTTGAGAATATGATCACCTGTTTTCTCGGGAAAATACTTGAGTAACTCCTTTTTGAATTTCTCCCATTTTTGTATTTTCGGTTCATTTTGCGGTTCTTGCAAAAATTTAGTTTCAGGTTGCGCTATTTTTACTACGGCAGAAGAAACTATACTGATATTATCGCCGTAGACCTGATGTATACAGGCTTTCAAGGTGTCTTTATCATTTACCGATAAATTAAACCCGTTGCTTACCTGAACGCCTAGTTTGCTTAGGTTTATCGGGATAAACTTACAATTTTCCATGATCTCACCAGATCTTACGTTTCCAAAGTTTTTGAATATTGCGCCGCTTAGCTCAAACTCCATATTGCGCTCTGGTTCTAGCGGTATTTGTTGTGCTTTCATTTCGATTATTTCCTCCTGTATTTCAGTTGTTTCGGTGTTTGGTTCGGCAAGTAGATTGGTTAGCAAAGGTATGTCCTGCAAAAGACTTATTCCTCTGCTTGATTCTCGGTTTTTGTGAGATTGGTAATGTTCTTTTTCCGCCTCTAAAGCTTGTGTTTCCAGTTGTACGCTTTTTTCGTACAGTTGCGCTTCTAACCCGTGACAATTTGTCACGACCTCAGTTGCCTCACTACGGATCTCTTCTGTTTGGTAAACCTTGGCTGGCTCATTTATGAAGCCAGTAGCCAAGGTTAGTATTGCGGTGCTAGCTTCTTGCGGTGTTGGTTCACGTTTGGAGTCTATGATTTGTACGATCTCAGCCTCATGCGCGCGCGTTAAAGGAGTATTATTTTCAATAGGAGTACTAGAGGAAAAAGAAGAAGAATAAGCTAAAGCTTCTTCTTCTTTTTCCTTACCGTTATTGGGTATTACATATATGTTGTCCAGATTTTTCTGGATAGGGGTCAAGGAATTTTTGCATAGCTCTACTTGGTTTTGAGGGGTAGTAGACACCTTTTTTTCTAGACCAATTTCACTATAAAAATGAGGCGTATCTTTCCATACTAAAAGATACATATTATTGTTAAATCTTTTGCCGTGATAATATTCAGTTCTAAAATCTCTTTTTAATAAACCAAGTTTTTCAAGTAATACTAACTTTGTTCTTATGGTTTCACTTGTACATCCATATTTATTAGCCAAATACTCATAACCTATCTGCCACCCGTAGCCTTTTAGTTTGGACGAATAGACTATATTGCCCTGAATATTTGTTTTCTTAGGTTTGTACCAAGACCTAGCTTCTAGGTAGATATCAATAGCCACGTGGTCAGGCTTACCCTTGTTAGTAAGGATTAGCTTGTACAAGGCCTCTATTCTGATATTACCCTCTTCCTTCAAGAGGTTCTTTTTATTACTAGGCTTTGTGTTTTGTTTAGGTTGGA